GACCGTTATCCAGGTTGAGCTGAATCTCGGTGATGACCGCGATTGGGGTGCCAGCCTCATTCAGGGTGCCGGTGAAGGAGTCCAGTGGGCTGGTCGTGGAGACCGCGTTGTATGTCGCACCGGGCACGATGGCAGTGTCGGTCACCATGTCCTTGCCAACCACTCCGATGGTGCCAGTTACTATGGCATTCGCATTGATCTGCAGCTGCAAGGTATTGAACTCGACGCCGGTGAAGCGATGATACGGCTTGTTGGCAGGCAGAATGTCGCCAAAGAAGCGCTCGAGGGTGAAGCTGCGGCGGGTCGTGCCGGCCTTTAGGACGTTGGCAGTCCAGGTGCCGCCAAGCAGAGCTTCGAGGATCTTGTCGAATGATCCATAGCTCAGCTCGATGCTGATGTCGCCACCAACCTGGCGGGCGCCGTGGCGGAAGTCGCTGATCTGGCGATCATCGCGAAGCTCCTCCGACTGCAGTCCCTCCTTGGTCAGACCAAGGGTTGTACCAGTGTGGCGGATGTAATCGAACACGGGATTCGACGGAGTGACTCCGTACGAAGATTCTGCGACCATTCGCAGGCTGTGACGGCTGCCGTCTGCCATGATAAGTTCTCCTATATCAACGCGGAATTAAAGCAGACCAAGTGATGGTGATGCTCACCTTGAACCAGCCGTTCACCACACGGCCTGCGGAACGCCCGCAGTTCCAAATGATGACTTCCTGCCCGGAGTGGGAAGGCCGCGCCCCGGCTGGGAAGGCCGCGCGGATGGTTTCGAAATCAGCCTGGGCCTCGGCACCTCCGGTCTTGACCGGATAGTTGAGGTCGATCTGGACAATGCCATCGACGAAGTCCTCACCGTTCGCCCCCAAGGTCTCGACCGAGGGGGTATTGGGGAGGAAGAAGACCTGCGCCCACTTTGCATCGGCCGGAGGATCGAACGGTTCATTCTCGTACCCGGCCGGGATGGCGCCCAGGCTTGCGTTCACGGCCGCGATCAGGGCGTGTTGCACTTTGGCCATGCTCATGTTCGGTTCTCCCTGACTGCTTCGTTGAGGATCCTACGGAAGCGGGCGACGTTCCGACGCACCATGCCCTCAGGAGCCTTGACCTTGGACCAACCTTCGTACTCGATCCGGTAGGCGTAGGGCAGGTTGTTGCGTAGGTACATCGCGTCGGTCGGGCGGCTTTGGGCCACCATCTTCTCAACGTCCCTGATAGCCTCGGCCCCAGTCAGGTCGTTGCGATCGATCGGCGCAGTCAGCGGCGAGTTGATAGATGTCTGCCAGTTGCCGCGGAGGCGCCCGGTCAAAACAGGCGTGTCCATGATGATTGCCGAGAAGAGCTTGATGGCCACTGCTCGGCGCGTCGCATCCAAGTTGTGCTTGGCACGGCCTGCGAAGCGACCCAACTGACCTGAGAACCGCCCGTTCATGACCGTACCTGCAACTTGTAGATGACAGGGGTTCCGGCCGGGTTCACCGACTCGAAGTCCACGATTGTCCACGCGCGACCTTCAGCAATCAGCTGGTCTTCCTTGGTCGGCACAACCACACCGCCTTCGATGATAGCTTGGCGGTCACCTTTCTGGACGAGGCCGTCGGCCACCAACTGGGTGTTGTAATTCACGAGGACACCGCTGACCATGAAGTCCTGCGGAGCGGACGTCGTGACCGTGCCCGCTGCAGGATTCCGCGACACCACGGCCTTGCGGCGGATGACCATCTGCTGCCCCTTGTCCTTCAGGAGTTTGGCCGCCGTGTTTGCGAGTCCGCCATAGAAGCTCATACCCGCACGCTCCTTAGTGCGCCATCGAACAAACCACTCTTGAGGAGTGGCTTGAGCAATGCCTCGGCCTTCGTAAAAATCGGCTGGGGGTTGACGTCCCCGGTCTCAGCGTACTGGACTTGAACCACGTCCACCTTCTCCATGACGACCTCCTTGCCGGTCCCGGTCGGCATCAGGTCTTGGAGGTTCGCGTCCGCAGCAAGCTGAGCCTGCGCAGATGTAAGCACGGTGGGGATGGTATCCTCGTCGAGAGGATAGCCGTCCAACACAACACCGCGACGCGGCCACTGAAGGTTCTGAGCAGGGTTGGTCTTGATGCCCTGGAACTCACCACGAAAAGACTCGATGAAGTCCATTGCTTTGATCAGCAACTGCTCAACCTCAGCGTCCGCGGCAGGCAGGGCCAGGCCCCGAGCATCAGCGTAAGCCCGAGCCGTCGCGGCGTCAATGTAGGAATTGGCTCCTACTACGCCAGTACCATCTTCGATGATCAGGGCCATGACCGCCTGCCTTACTTCTTGCCAGCCGGCTGCTTGTCAGCTTTGGGCTCTTCAACTGCGATGTCAAGCACCTCGATGCCCTTCACGCCCTTATAAGATTCGGGCACGAGACCAGCGACGGCATCACACTTCTCGATGGGGTCGTTGATTGCCAGCTTGGCATTGCGGAAACGGGTGGCGCCGACCTTCTCGGCAGCTGCGCGCTCGGCAGCAGTCGGGATCGTGCCGGCGATAAAGAACAGAGTAACTTTGGACATGTTGACCTCCTAGGGTTGTTGAAACGGCGGGGCTTCGGCCCCGCCACTCATTACTGCGCCTTGACGAGGACGCCGGCCAGGTCCTTATGGGAAGTGGCGTAGCGGTTCCAGTTGGTCGCGGTCCCCAGGGCGGCGTTGGTCGGAGACTTGCCGCCGTTGGTCTTGTCCCAGGCGAAGCCCTGAATGCCGACGTTGTACGACCATTCAGCCTGGTAGGTCCGGATGATGTTCTCGTTGCCGTTCTTGGTTTCCACGTTGTCCGTGAAGTCACCGTTCTGGGAGACGAGGATCGCACCCGGGGTCAGACCCAAGGTCATATAGATGTCCGGGGTGCCAGCAGTGACCAGGTTCGGGCTGTCGGACACGACCAGCGGGCGGCCAAAACCGTCTTCGATGACGCGCACGTTGCCGAACACGAACAGGCGGGTCGCGTTGGTCAGAGCTTCTCCGTAGATGTCAAAAGCCGACTTGGAGTGCATGACCCAGGCCACGAGAGCGTTGGCGCGGTCGCCGAACTTTGCAGCACCCTTGTTCAGGGCGATCAGGCTGGTCGTGCCGACGCTGGTGTGATCGTAAACCACCTCGTTCACTTGGCTGATGGCCGAGACGTAGCACAGGATCGCGGTGTTCAACATGTCGGCGACCGAGTCCTCGGCCATCTGACGGCCGACCACCACACCAGCCTCTTCCGGGGAGCGTTGAATCCACTTCAACATGCCCGGATCGATACGGACAGGCGGGGTGCCGGCCGCGACCTTGACCGAGGTGTCCACAAGGTGTTCGAGGACCTTCTCAGTCACAGGGCCGGCGCCGTAGGCGTTCCGGCGACGGACCAGGCCGCTGATCTTGGCCCAGATGGCTTCGTCGGAGTAGTCGCCCTGGTGGTTGCCAGTTTGCAGGACGATACCGCCGCGGGTGGCGGTGTTGAAGAGCTGGACCTGCTGGTCCTGCACCTCAGTCATTGTGGAATAGGCGTACTCGGAGAATACCGCCAAATCGGAAAGTGCCATGGTTTAACCTCCGGATTCCTTACGTTGCTTGAGATGAGCGGCAATCTCTTTGGGAGATGCCTTGGAGTAATCGAGCTTACTCGGAGCACCGCTCCCGCCGTGACCACCCTCAGCACCGCTGCCGGAGGCCTTGCTGCCAATGATTATAGGCGCAAATGTGGGATTTGTAAACAGCTCTTTTTCAAGATCCGCCACGGTGAGCGCCGAGGGGTTGCCGTCCTTATCGAGGACTCGGGTCGTAGGCTTGCCATCCACAAACTCAGCTTTGAGGCGCGCCTTAATGTGGGGCAACATGAGTTCCGGAACCTTGCTGATCTTGGTAGCCAGGCCCTGAGCCACATTGTCCACAAGCATTGTGTTCAGGTGGTTGGTCAGGCCGTTGATCTGGTCCATCAGCTCCTTCTCACGAGCCGCCAACTTCTGCTTCCAAGAACTCTCGAGCTTGTCCACATCCCCCTTCGGGATTGCGCCCTTGAGGAGACCGTCGCGCTCATCGGTCAAGGCCGCCAACTGGTCTTGTAGCCCCTGCAGCTGTTTCTCCGCCTTCTGGCGGGCAGACTTCTCATAGTCCTTCGCCCGCTTCAAAGCGCCGAGACCGGGGTGATTGTCCAGGTCCTCGACATCGAGGTGGAACTTGCCATCGTCGCCCTTCTTGTATTCGGACTTGATGGCGTCGGGGAGTCCATCAAGGGACTCGAGGATTGCTTTCAAAGCCATGAGCACTGCTCCTAAGTTGTGAGGTCACGGACCTCAGGTTAAATACCCGCGCGCTCGAAGGCGGCGGGCTCCAGTTTCCGCATCTCCTCAAGGGTCAGCGGGTCAAAGTTACGGCCAAGGTTTAATCGGCCGAACTCCTCAGCCGTCAGACCACCATCCCGAAGCAACTTGCCGCGGGTGGGGCCGATGGCCGAATCTTGAAAAGCGGGTGGCTGCTTCTTGAGCCATTCGTAGTAGGTCAAGTCGCCGTCCACATAGCCATCCTTGCTTGAGCGCGTGGCGCCAGCATCAAGGAAGTTGAACTTATCATCTAACTCGGCGACCGTTGTGCTCCGACACCGGATGTGGATAGGAGGACGCGGGCCTTTACCCAACTCGAACACCTTGCCATCGAGCGACCGACAAACCTGGGTCGTCTTACCATCGAGCGTCGAGACCCAGCGGTATCCTTTGACGATGTCCGAATTCGCCGCCCAGGTCTGCATGCGCGCCGATGAAGCAACGTGCTGAATGGCCGTTCTCACCACGGCGTCAGCATCTCGACCGATCTTAGCTATGATGCCGTCAGAATACTGCATCCTTTTAGTGCCGCGCACAGCCTGAACCAGCTGTTGGCTCGTCCAGCCATCGGCGTAGCCCTTGGCCACCAGGTTATTGACGGCCTCGATTTCGCGGGTGGCCCAGTTCTTGATGAACGGTTCAAGCAGCTCGCCCGTAGCCGACAGTGGTTGGTTCATCGCAGCTGAGAATGCGCGCTTGGCTGGGACGTAGGCAATGGCCACTTCAACCCCGAGCTGGCCAAGCGAACGGGCCTCGAACTGAGCTTCGTAGCCTGCAATCTTCTCCAGACCTGGGATCAACTTGTCGACAGCGTCAAGCATAATCTGAGTCTGGGTGTTGCGCAGCTCGATCAACGTTTCCTTGAGCTTGGCCTTGGTCAGGTCGCCGATGGAATCGACACCCAGTGCGTTGATTACTTGGACGATCGCCTTCTCGAGCTTGCGCAGAGTAGCGTCGAAGTTGCGAACCTCAGCGCTCTTCAGACGCTCCAAGTACACTTGATGCCTGGTGGCGATGTCCAACAAATGTTTGTCACTCGCCATTGTTTAGATCCTGGTTATCTTGGCTGCGCAGACCCATGCGCATGGCTGCCGCGCCCAGGCCGGAGTTCATCTCTTTCTCAAGCTGGTCCTTAGCCGTTTCATCATCAAGGTAGGCGACATTGGCGCGGCGCAAGTTAAACCGCATCTCCTCAAACGTGATGGCGCCAGACTGCCACTCAGCAATCAGCTGCTGGCGTTCTTGGGCGTTCATTCGGTTGATCTCAAAGTCGGTGTTCAGGTCGAACTCCGGTTCTTCGGATGTTCCGAGGAACAGGCCACACCAGGCCAAAGCTGCACGATAACCAGCAGCCACGTTCTTTGCGGAGGTGGCCAAGACTGAGACCTCACCAGCTTCTTCTTGCATCGCTTCAGTAGCCGTACGCTGGACCGAGCGCTGTTCAACGAGCTTTGCGCCAAGCGCCACCATTTGGCGCTCCTTGGCCTCCATCGCCTCCTTTGGCATCGAATTTGGGTTGGCCTGAATCAGACCAGCTGTGCCGCCGGCCGGAAGCGGAATTGCTGCGCGTGAACCGAGGTGCACTTGGCCCTTGAGTACGTCCTCCACCCAATCCTTGGTCAGACCGGCGAGGTACGGGGTGGGCTGGCCTACGATGTAGCAAGCTTCCTCATAGTCGGCCGAATTGCGATAGTGGGCGATGTTCAGGGCGGCCAGGTCATACAGCGGCGGCTGATCGACAGCTGCGTCATTGTTTACTGCCCCGATGAAAATGAACGGAATCTCCCGCAGATTATTACCATTGGCGTCGGTCGGATAATAGAACTCATGCTCTTGGAAGGTGCCGTTCTCCTCGCGCCAAATCTCGACTTTGTAGACGCCGGTCTTGTCCTCAAGGCGGAGGACTCGCCATTGGCGGTCGGTCTTCATCTCGAAACCGTCGTCTTCGACGATGTACTGCTCGGCGATAACCACCAGCGACAACAGCTTCTTGGCGCCGACCGTCTTGGTGCGCCAATTAATGATGTCCCACGGGTCGTAAAGAATGATGGTGGGGCGGACCCTGCCATCGAGCAGGTCTTGGCGGCTGGCAACTTCGCCGACGTTCGGATAATCCACCAACAAGCCGCAACGGCCGAAGGCCAGCACTTCACCCAGAGCTTTCTTGGCCTGCTGCTCGAGTGAGACACCCGCGCCGTCCACATCTTCAATTAGCGGATCCATGAGGCTCGGCAGCTCGACCACCGGGTCAGTCTGGAACACCTGCCCAACCAAACCCGCGTGGGTGCGTTGAGTCACATTGTAGAAAACCGCGCGCTCGACGTACTGGTCATAGCGCTTGCGGTTTTCCTCGGAGGTGTCGGTGGGGTTGGGCTTGGGCAGGTACTTCTCGCGCCCAGCCTTTACCGCGGTTTGACCGATCAGGCAGTCCTTAATCAGGTCCCACTTGATCTTCGTCTTTGCGACTTCGTCGCGCACGTAGCTCACATTGGCCATTCTGTGCTCCTCAAGTTGGCAGCGTAACCTTGATCGAGGTTGCTGCTCGGTTATTGCCTGCGAGCACGCGGTACCTCACGTCGTCATAAATGTGGTCCTCAGATTCAGTATCCACGTCGTCTGGGTCCTCGTCGTCCCGCGGCAGTGTCGGCAAAATGGCCAGCGCCGCTTTGCAATTGCTCATGAAGTACAGACCAGGACCTTCGCCTGACTTGGACGATTCGAGGCGGTCGCGGATCAGCTGCAAGCCATTTTTGCGGGACCCCGCGCGCTTGTCGGACTCGGTCCAGTAGATGCCCTCATCCTCCATCTTCTTCGCGATCGAGTCGGTGTCGTCCTCGTTCACATTGCGGATCTGGTTGTCTGCCGGGCCTGCCTTGACCTTAGTGCTGATCCACCCGTCTTTAAGCATCGCCTCCTCACGCTCCTTGATGCCCTGGGCAATCTTCTTGGCGCTTAGACGTAGGCCTTTGTTCAAGCCAATTTCCTCGCAACCGTACCATTCAGCGATTCTGATCAGTGAACCCTTGGTTGGGCACCACTTGCGGCCGTCAGGCAGCTCGACCTCTTCTCCGTTGGCCTCAGCCCACCAACCTACGCTGAAGGGGTGGCTAGAGCCCCAGTCGAATGAACGATCGACGCGCCAAGTCTTTGGAATCTTAAACCGGGGCAGAATCAGATGCGGGCCCCACAGGTCGTCAAGCGCGCCGCCTGCTACGATGTCCCAATCGCCCCACAGCCAAGCGCGCCGCTTGTTCTCATCTTTGATCGATTCCAGCTCAGCCACGTATTCGGGCGACAGGTAGCGATTCTCTTTGTACGAGCCAAAAATCCGCACCTGGGTCTTGGTCACGTCCTCACGGCGCTGAGTGCGTGGGTTGAAGACGTTGACCACGTTGCGTACAATCTCACCGGGCGCGGCCGCGTCAATGAACCGCCTTTTAACCCAGTTGTGCCCAGAGCCGTAGGGATTGGTGGTGGACATCACAACCAACGGAATGTCAGGAATGGGGATCCGCTCGCCAGTCTTGTGATCGATGGGGCTGTGCTCCTCAGGGATGAATGAGGAGCGATTGCACGACATCAT